ACCACAATAAGTCCTACAATGGCAAGAGCTAGGAGACCAGCGTTTTTCATTGCTCGTTCTATTGTAAAACGGATAGAATTAAACACGTCAGGAAACAATAATACAACGATGCCGAGCACTGAGGATATTCTTAAACTGATGCTTCAGCAGCGGGGTGTAAACATCTCCGCCCCTGAAACGATTGATACGTATTTCCCCGCTATCGTCACCAAGTATGGCGATACCATCGTATTCATGAGCAGCCGTACGCGTATTACTGAGGACCAGGTCCTGCGTCTGGTTTCGCTGACCCAGGAGCACGGCGGGACCCGTGGTATCGTGGTGGTTCCCATTCCTCCGTCAGAGACGATCCTGGACGCGGTGGCGGCCCAGAGCCAGGTTCTCCAGATCTTCCACGTAGGCCAGCTGACGTTTGATATTACCACCCATCGTGCGATCCCCCGTCATCGGATCCTGGATGCGGAGGAGACCAAGAACTTCCTGGCAAAGTTCGGTATCTCGCTGGATGCGGTGGCGAAGAAGATGATTGCTGATCATATTCAGATCAAGCCGGACGAGCCCCTGCTCCCCCAGATTGCGATGAAGCACAAGGAGTACATGCCTACCCCCCACATCTGGTCACAGGATGCCCCTGTCCGCTGGATCGGTGGGCGACCGGGCGATATCGTAGAAGTTCTACGCAAGTCTCCTGATGCGGGTGCGACGCCGTATTACCGATTTTGTGTAGCGACTGTATAATACAGATGGGCGATCGTTCTGAGTTTGAACAGATGATGGCCGAATACAAGTCCAACTATGTTGAGTTCCTGGCAACTGGAAACGAAGCGTACAAGACGGCCTACAGGAACGCCCAGGACGCCATTGAAAAGATGGTATCTGCCCGTCAGGCTCAAGTGGAGTCTCAGAAGAAGGACATGCAGCATTTTGTCGCTTCGTATGAGGCGGGGAATGAGGCGATGGGTGGTACGGTTGATGAGGCCGCTGAGCTTCACTCGAACGCCCAAGCAATCGAGGACGATTACTTGGCAGCCAAGAACCGTTACGATCTGTATACGGAAAAAATGCCCACCCTTCCTTCGGTGGATGTCTCCAACGGATACGCGATGGTTCTTCGGTTTGGGGTTGTTCTTTTTCTGCTCCCCATCCTGTTCTTGATCGCGTACTGGTCTCCTCAGATGAACCCATTTGCCTCAGCCATTCGTCCGGGTCAGCCGTTCACGATGAACATTACATCGCCGATGGCGGGGCCGATGTCACCTCGCTGAGACTCGGCATAGTCGGCATGGTCGGGAGAGGGATGGAACTCACGACACTGGATGCTCCGGTCATCAGGGAGGTGAACGTGAACATTACGAGGAGGATGATGAGCATCAAAAGAATGGCGACCACGTAGAGGTAGTAAGGCTGGACGGGCGGGGTCATGGTCGCATGGATGATTTTTAGCTTGGCCAGCTCGTCCTTCTCCATCATAAGATCGCTGAGGTCCTTCTTATACTTGTCCAGATCGGCAGCAAAGTCAATCGGCGGAAGTTCACTGATCGCAGCCTGGTTGGATTGATACATCTGCTGGATTGACGCTACAATTGTCGACAATTGCTGGTTCATGGCTGTAATTGTCGTCACAAGCTGAGCCCGCTTGGATGGGTCCTGGGTGGTAATCGCCTCATTGAGTATAGTATTGTACTGGGTACGGATCTTGGTATACTGCGACATAGCAGTATCAATTTCATTACGCCGAGCAACCATGTTCACGTTCGCAGCACCACTGCTGTCGGCAACGCTATTGGGGTTCATACTTGTAGAGTTCCACGCTTGGGAGGAATCAGACGGGTCCATTACAATTAGACATGAAATTATCGTGGATCTATATAACAAGAAGATGGCACAGTATGCCCAGGACTTCCAGTCCAAGTCACAAAGTCTTATCTCCTATGTCCAGAGCCAACTGGCCAACGTCGTGTCCTGGTCGGCACTGCCTGGTCAGTTGAACAAGATCGTGACATCGTCGGGAGGTTACGTATGGGGAATTAACAGTGCCGGAAACATTTACACCTGCAAGGAACCTTGCACTGGACAGAACTGGAAGTCTGTAGCAGGCCCTTCTGAGATTATAGGGGTGCCTCTAGATATTGCAGTGGACGATCGGCACGTTTATATCATCTACCGCGTCCCAGCAAAGCCTAAGACACCGAAGGCAGGTTGCCCGGCTGGAAACCCTGGAATCACCAGTGTGAAAACAAGTGGTGGGTACAATGTTCGTCTGTACACCCAGTCCGAGTGTTCTGCGATGGGAGGACAGTGGATCGGAAACGGAAACCGTAGCTGGGGAATGGCGACTGATGGGGTCGGAGAATGCTACGGAGTTCCTGGAGGAAACCCTGGGTTCTGTAATCAGGACGAGCCCCCGTCGGCGGCGGCCCAGGCTGCTGTGGGTCAAACTTCATCTCCTCAGGGTGATACTGCGAGTCTTGCCTTCTCCATGCAGCCGGCAGACGGTTCGGGAGCGTGGACGCCAGGTCAGGCTGTTCCTGGTGCACCCCCTGTAAATCCCACGATCCATCTGACGGACCAGTTCATGTTTGTGGGAACCCAGGGATGCTCAAAGCCGTGCACGACCGGTTCGTGGGTAGCTATTAGCCAGCCCCCCGGGGGCCAGGGAATCGTGGCTGCCAGTTCGGGGAACACGTATGCTCTGGGTGACAAGAATACCATTTACCAGAGTTCGGGGAATGGCCAGGGAGGATGGAAGGAGCAGTCGGGTATGGACGGAGTCATGCCTCTGGCAGTAGCAGCGGACTCGCAGTTCATTCTGGGAGTTGAACAGTCGTCTCAGCGGCCCGTCCGATGCACTGCTCCTTACACCAATGATGACTCATGCTCCCGTGACAGCACGATGACCTACAGGCCAATGGCGGGATCCCATACTGTATCTGTGAACCCCCGTTCTTACCAGACATACGTGGCGGCCGCAAGTTCCGGGACCACTGGAAACCTGTATCAGCGTGTAGACCCCGGGACGATTGATCACACGGCGGCCATTGACCAGACGTCAAGGTATCTCAATGAGATGGACAGCGATGTGAATGCCCTTGGAACTGCGGCGGCGAGCCAGAATTCTCAGATTGAAGTAGCAAAGGTCAGGAACGAGGCCAACTCGGTGATCAAGCAGATCGGGGATATCCAGGAAGAGCGGGAGAGTACGGCACAGGAACAGGCGAATCTAAAGCGTAAGATTCAGACGATGGGTGGACCTGTATCGGAATGGAAGACCAAGGTTCTCCAGATCATTGCGATTACCCTGGCCACTGTTCTGGTAACATATTTCGTATTCAGCTTTGTTCTGTCCCCTACGGTGAATATGTCTATTGCGATTGTGGGGATGCTGGTGGGTGTAGGGTTCGCGATTTACTTTACCGTAACTAAACAATAGTAAGAATGCCGGACATTGCCGATATGGCTAAACTTATTGAAGCAGACAAAAAGGCCAAGGAAGAGATGGACAGAAAGGCAAAGGCCGCGGGCCTGAAAGCTAAGTTTGAAAAGTCTCAGTCCGACTGGGCCAATGACCCCAAATCCGTCCAGTCTGCTTACGAGTCGTATCAGCGTGCTTCCCAGAACGCCGAAGAGGATCCTGAAACGTTTGAGCAGACGCGGTTTCGATACCTCAGCTTGAAGAACGGTCCCGCGTGGGCGGCCCAGGAGAGGAAGGTCATTGCCGACAAGAAGATGACCCCTATCCTTGATGCGTATCGCAACCAGTATAACGATCTAGACAACCAGGCTGCGGTCCAGTCGGCGTACACGGACTCTATTGCGACCATCCGGAACAAGCAGGAGTCTCTACAGAACAGCGTATCGGGAAACATTGATTTTCTGGGAAACCTCCTGTCGGAGAAACTCCAGAAGATCGGGGCGTTCAATAGGTACATTGAACTTGCAGACCCCACGACTGCACCTGTATCTCCCGCATCCGACAACCCCCTCATCATTTACTTTTCCAGCTTCCCCCCGTCATTTGCCATCGTCCTGGACGTATTCATCGCGATCCTGATCCTGATTATGCTGGTGGTCCTAGTTCGCAAGTCTGGGATAAAGATGGGCAGTCTTTCCACCTGGTTCCAGACCCAGCGGCAGGGCCCTGGGATCCCGAACATCTCTATTTCCAGCCCTGGAATTGGACCCGTCAAGGCAACATAAAGTGGTCAAAGGGGGGCTGGGGGTCAAAGTGCATGTTTTCCAGGAAGATTCGGTCGGTTCCCAGCGGGGAAAAGACTCTGGCGTATGCTCCAGGGATAGGCAGGCCGTCAAATGAGCAGACTGAGACGAAATCGTCGTAGTAAATAATGTCGTTATGAGGATCCAGCAGGATCCTGTTACCGTCATACTTGAATGCCGTATACCCCGTATACTCTCGGGGATGGAAGCCGGGAAGAAACGCAAACTCGGTGGTGGGGATGGCTTCCCACTTGGGCGGGACCTGGATAGAGAGGAAGGGGATCCACGTATAAGTGAACGTCAAGAAGGGCACGATATCCTGCAGTCCCCGGGGAACTCTTCCCTGGATCTCAAACATGAAGGGCACGACCCCCCACTCCTGTCTCGTCCTAGCAGCAAGGGTGGTGATCATTTTCCCCGACCATCCTTGACCCCGGCTGTCCCAGGCAACATAATTGAAACACATGGCGATAACTCCGAACGATTTTGTCTTTCCGACCCACCCACCACGTTTGGCGGCGAGGATACCTATCTTGGGAACCCAGGCCAGGATATCTTCTGGACCCATTGATGGACGCCGCAGGGCAAACTCGTCCTGCCAAATTGAGACGCACCATTCCTGGACGTTCGTGGGAACGTTCTTCCAGAAATCGGTCTTGACTTCGGGAAAAGATTGATACTGGAAGTCTCGGTCTATCATTGTCCCATCCCGCCCTGGGGTTCGTTGGATTGGAAGCATCTCCCACATTTCTTACATAGATACAAGAGAGGATGGAAGGAAGTTTTACGTCGTTGGCATACTGGCTAATTCCCCTCACCATCATTGCGATTCTCCTGCTGTCCCAGATCCACACCGTCCACCGCGAGATGTTCGACAACGAGGGAGAGAAGAACGGGGATACGGATACCCATGAAGATTACGCGGACATCTATGATGGGTTCTACGCCAGCGTTTACGACAAGCTCTTTACGACCCCCGAACGCGTATCTTTTGAGAAGGCATCTATCCGCGAATATGCCCTGTCCGAGTGGCCGAAAGCTGAGATCAAGTTGCTGGATGTGTGCTGCGGAACAGGTCCCCATGTTGACTGGATGTGCCGCGAGGGAATTGATATTGTGGGAGTGGATGCGTCCGAGCCCATGCTGAAGAAGGCCAGGGAGAAGTGTAAGAGTGCCCGGTTCTACAAGGGCGATATTGCCCGTGCCGAAACCTTCCCCCCGAAATCTTACTCCCACGCCACGATGCTCTACTTCTCCATATACCAGTTCCCCAACGCCAAGATGATCCTGGACAACATCTACTCCTGGCTACGTCCCGGTGGCATCTTTGTGATCCATCTCGTGGACCCCAACAAGTTTGACCCCATTCTGGACGCAGCGTCCCCGTTTGGACCCTTCTCGGTCCAGAAATACAGCACGGAGCGGGTGATTGATTCGGACGTGTTCTTTGACAAGTTCAAGTACAAGAGCCGGTTCGTAAAGGATCCCGATTCAGATAAGGCCAGGTTTGAAGAGGTGTTTGAGTTTGAAGATCCGCATTCGTACCGCGAGAACATTCACCAACTGACAATGCCCGGGATATCTGCCATGCTGGATATCGTGAAATCAGCGGGGTTCACTCGCCACGAGATGGTTGACATGACGCCCGTGGGTTACGAGTATCAATATCTTGTCTACTTTTCTAAGTAAGAGGTAAGACTGGATGAGCAGAATCACCAAAAACTTACAGAATATCGGCGGTGGTTCCCTGACTCTCGGCACCACCCCTGCGTATGCCAACATCAATATGGCGAGCAACTCCATCTCCAATCTGAACCAGATCAACGGTCAGAAGTTCCCGACGGGTCCTGGGAGTGTTGGATCCTTCCTCTCGCTTTCGGCCGACGGAAGGACGATGTATTGGGTCAGTGGTCTAGGAACGGTAGGTGCCACGGGTGTTACAGGTCCGGTGGGTCCGGTGGGGGGATCAGCTGGTCAGATTCTTTACAATGATGGAGGGTACCCTTCAGCGGCTGGGAGTGCGGCCTTGACGTTTGCATCGGCAACCGGAATCACAACGATGTCTGCCCTCACGGTGACCAACAACCTGAATGTCGCTGGTAATATTTCGGGGAATTTTGGATGTAACGCGTATACGATTGCCAGTGTCATCATCAGCAACGGAACCCTCTCGGCCGGTAACAGCACAATTGGTGGATGGACGCTGTCGGGGGCAGTGCTATCTAACGGACAGACGAGCATTCTTGCAACTGGGGCAATTTCAACTCCAGGGGGTGTGTCAAACTCGATTGGCGGCGTAGTCCTATCTAACGGAATAATCAGCAATGCTGGAACGTCATCAAATTCATTGGGAGGCACTATCTTATCAAATTCTGCATTGGGAATTGGAGTATCTCCGGGAGCCTATGCACTCAACGTTTTGGGAACAGCATACATAAGTTCAGCACTCACGGTGAGTGCCCTTGCAACGGTATCTGGATTGACTGTCAACAACAATCTCGCAGTCAACGGAACTACCTTATCAGCAGGGAATGCGACTGCGACCGTTTCATCTCTCAATGTCTCAAATTCTGTAACAATTAGTGGGCTCTTAACCGTATCAGCTGCTACGATCCAGAACAATATCACGGTAGTTGGCAATATCTCGGCTGGGAATGCAACAGCAAATCTATCATCTGCCACCATAGCGAACTCCCTGAGCACAGGATCTCTATTTGTCCTTGGAACATCTACTCTATCGGGAGCGGTCACACTGAGCAATAGTCTCTCGGTAGGAGGGCTGGCTACTCTTTCTCAGGTGGCAGTGGCAGGATCTCTGAATGTGAGCGGACTTTCTACCCTTTCTGCTGCCTCCGTCTTGAACACACTGACGGTTGGCGGAAATATCTCGGCAGGAAGTTCCACTGTAACCGCCTCGGCTCTCTCCATCGGAAACGCCGTCAATATCAGCGGTCTGGCCACTCTGTCTGCTGCCTCGGTCTTGAACACATTGACGGTTGGCGGAAATATCTCAGCGGGAAGTTCCACTGTAACCGCCTCGGCTCTGTCCATCGGAAACGCTATCAATATCAGCGGTCTGGCCACTCTGTCTGCTGCCTCGGTCTTGAACGCTCTGACGGTCGGCGGGAATATCTCAGCGGGAAGTTCCCTTGTAACAGCATCGGCTCTCTTCGTCGGAAACGCCGTCAATATCAGCGGTCTGGCCACTCTGTCTGCCGCATTCGTATTGAACGCTCTGACAGTCGGGGGAAATATCTCGGCAGGAAGCTCTCTTGTAACGGCATCGGCTCTGTCCATCGGAAACGCCATCAATATCAGTGGTCTGGCGACCCTATCTGCGGCCTCGGTCTTGAACTCTCTGACGGTCGGTGGAACAACCATTTCGGCTGGAAATGCGGTTCTGACAGTCTTAGCCCTAAATGTCAGCGATCTTGCCACCCTGTCGGGAGCTACCATTCAGAACTCCCTCGTAGTCCAGGCAACCATCTCGGCCGGATCTGCGGTCGCAACAGTTTCGGCCCTGAACGTCTGGAACGCTGCTACCATCAGTGGCCTAGCCACACTATCGTCGGCCACGGTTCTAAACAGTCTCAGTGTAGGGGGGGTCTCAACCCTGTATTCGTTCACGACCACTTCGGGGGCGTCTGTAGGTGGTCTTGCCACGCTTTCGTCCGCAAGTGTTCTGAACGATTTCACGGTGATCGGTAATATATCGGCAGGGAATGCAGTGACAAGCATCTCATCTCTCAACGTCTCGAATGCTGCCAATATTAGCGGTCTCCTCACTGTCTCTGCCGCCACCATCCAAAACAATCTAGGCGTATCGGGATTGACTACCCTGTCTGCTACCATCATATCCAGTCTCTCGGCAACAACACTCGTGGTATCGGGAACCAGCACGCTGTCGGGTACTGTCACTGCAATGAGCAGTGTCGGAGTGCTCGGAAACTTGACGGTACCAACGGCAACTATTGCGACCGTAACCGCATCGTCTCTCTTAGGGCTCGCGTATATCAATACCATGCCTGTAAGCATAGATAGTGAATTTGCACGTATATGTATCGGGGAGAATACTACCCTGAATATCAATGATAATGTAGATGTAATTGCATTAGGGAATGGTGCTGGATTCAGTAATTCTGGAAATTCTGTGAACTTTATAGGATCTGCCGCTGGAGATACTAACACTGGTGCACTTGTGAATGCGATTGGCAGTTTTGCTTCATCAAATAACGCAGGGTCATATGTAAATGCGTTCGGTTACTCTGCTGGGTACTCGAATCAAGGCGACAATCTGAATGCAGTAGGTGCATACGCCGGAGAAAAGAATACTGGAATGTATCTGAATGCTATCGGGTTCAAGGCCGGATCGTCTAACAGGGGTACCTCCAACATTGCCCTCGGAGACTTTGCGGGATACGACCAGGGCGGGTCTTCTAACGTAGCTCTCGGACTGCGGGCTCTCTATAACAACAGTGGAACTCTGAACGTGGGTATCGGATATAATGCAGGAGCCAATGCCAGTGCCATCGGATGTATCTACATTGGTGAAGCGGCAGGGACGAACAATACTCGTGCGAACTCTATCTTCTTGGGCAGCAATCCAGGGTATTCTGTGAGAGCCGATAACCAGTTTGTGGTGTATTCCATGACGGCAGGGGTTCCTTTTATCCAGGGAGATATGAGTTACGGGCGTGTGGGTATTGGCAAAGACCCTGCAGCATATACTCTGGACGTGTCGGGGACGATTCAGACATCCAATATCTCTTTGGCTCGGCTAAATGGTCTCTTATGGCCGGCGGGAACACCGGGCGGATCAAACTATGTTCCGACGTACAGCAACGGTACTGTATCATGGCTTCCTGGAGGTGGTGGCGGCGGTGGAGGAGCAGCAGCATGGTCTTCGTACCCCGCTACCCAAGCAGTTGATCTGTCAGGCTTTGATTTAACTGGCGTGGTGTCTATCAATTCTATCTCGGCAGTGTTTGTGAGTGCAAGTAGCCAGATTGGATTTGGACCGAGCGTTCTCTCTGGAAATTCGGGGGATAACGTGATTGCTCTGGGAAGCAATGCCGGTTCGGGCGGAACACACTCAAATGTGGTATACATCGGAAACAACCCAGGATACAACCCTGGGGCATCTGATACTTTTGTAGTCTATTCTACGAACTCTGTACTCCCTCTCATCCAGGCGAATCTCTCAGCGATCTCGGTGGGTATCGGGCGTGTACCCCGAACTGCCAATGCCCTGGACGTGTCTGGACAGATCGCGGCCGCCAACGTCAATATTCCTGTAGCAGCCGGAAAAACCAATACTCTGGGTCCTATCACGACAACGCCTGGCAGCTTTGTGGGTATCGGAAAGGTCCCGGATTCCACACTGGACGTAGCCGGCACAATCAATGCGACGAATATCGTGACATCGAACACCGGGTACACCAACACTATCGGAGGCGTCACCTTATCAAACACAACCCTGTCGGCAGGGACGGTTTTGGTCGCTACGCTCTCAAGCGTTACCTCATTAAACGGATGGCAGGTGACAACCTCCACCGTCTCTGGAAACTTCAATATCGGAACTGACCTACCAGGCAACTTGACTTATGCTGTCAGTATTGGTAAGGGTGCTGCTCTCAATGCATCAGGTGCGAACTTTATTGCGTTTGGAAACAACGCAGGTAAGACTTGTTCTGGAAACGATGTGATTGCCATAGGAGGTGCATCCGCAATTTTCAACAAGGGAAACAAGGTCAATGCTCTGGGCGTTTCTGCTGCCTGTAGTAACACCGGTGATAATGTGAACGCTCTCGGATACCAGGCAGCACAAAGTAACACCGGGTCCAATATAAACGCTCTCGGATACCAGGCTGCATATCAAAATACGTCTTCATATGTGAATGCTATCGGATACCAGGCAGCACAATTGAACACTGCAGCACATGTAAACGCTTTTGGATACCAGGCTGCGTATCAAAATACGTCTTCGTATGTGAATGCTATCGGATACCAGGCAGCACAAAGTAACACTGGAACATCCGTAAGTGCTATTGGACAGCAGGCGGCACAATCTAACACCGGATCATATGTACTTGCTATCGGCGAAGGATCTGCAATCAGGAACAGCGGCACAGGCCTACTTGCTATAGGAAGTGGTGCAGGGGACCACAATTCTGGAACTGGTGTGACTGCTATTGGTCCGGCGGCAGGGTATTATAACAGTGGCAATGATGTGACTGCTATCGGACAGCTGGCTGGATACAGTAACATATACTCAAATTGTACATTTATTGGAAGCAATCCGAATCCAGGCGGTTTAGGACCAGCTGCTTCAGGAACAAATGCACCCAACACGTTCCTGGTCTACTCTACCCGGTCGGGGGTCAACACCATCCAGGCAGATACATCAAATAGACTAGTAGGAATCGGTCGTGCCCCTCAAGTGCCATACGCCCTGGACGTCTCGGGTGCGATCCGGACAAACTCTAACATTATCAACACCATCAATGTAAGTGCGGTCTCGTCCTCTACGTTTGACCTCTCAACCACCAATTACTCAACTTACTTCCACCTGACAAATCCGGGAACCACAATGACAATTTCCCTGCCGGGATCCCTGCCGATCCAGGGAAGTTACTGGGTTATCAAAAACAACTCGGTGGCGAACTATACTCTCAATTTCACTGGAGGAACCCTGAATATCCTCGGAGGGCCGACAAGCATGTACCTCCAGGCAGGAAACGGTCTCACGCTCATTTACTCTGGAGCCAATTCGGTATATTACACATTCTAAACTGTCGCCTCCCAATAACACATGTCAACGTTAATGATCTCTGACAATCGCAGCGTTGCCGATTTTCAGACGTTCACGTTTTCCGGTCATGCCCGCACTTTGGCCCACAAATCCCTGCTCCAGAGCATACAGCTGGGACACGCCGATTACGCGTGCTACTGGACCCTGGAACTCTTGTGTTCCGGGCTAGTCCATTCCCTGTGGAACACCCTGTTTGAAGGAGGAGCACTCTACGTCCACCGTTGCCCCAATATTTTCACGTTCCTGACCTCGCAGTACGAACGCTTCTCGTCCATTGAAGAGATGTTTTCGGTGCACACCATGACAGATATCAGGAACCATGAAGCAGCCAGGACCCTCGTGTGCGAAACCGCAGTCGCCTTAGCGATTGCCCGGAAACAGAAACCGATTTCCCTGCCCACCATCAAACCCCTCCACGATTTCCAGCCGGAGACGGTCAGGGAAAATCTGCGTGCCACCTCCCAGGCTTCCTGCCTCCCGTTTGTCAAGGCCGACGACCCCTACGAACTCAAAATCCCCTTCAACGAGTTCTGCTTTTCCGTGCAGACCCGAGATTTCCTGCGGTCTCTCTACTGGATGTCCTGGATCATGACGTATGCCCGGGAACAGAAGAAGCGGACGAAACAGCCTCTTCTCTGTGCGGAGCGACGCAATCCTTACGTAAACTCCAAGTTTGCCCGGGCTCTAGTGTGGATGTTCTGGGATGTTATCAACGCCCACTCCAATACCTATGTGGAATCGCTCTACAAACTCTACTGCCTTCGCTGGGAACCCAAGCTGGCCAAACCCCGCCAGTCCCTGCTCTTGGCAGCCGTATCCTTTGTCACCGAACCCATAGATTCTCGCGAACCTGCCAGAAGGAACGAGGGGGAGATCTCGGCGGTTCTCCACAAGGTCCCGCAGTTGCTGGAAACGATACAAGCCACTCGCAATACTTTCCAAGCTAGAGAGTAATACAGATAGATGCCCGCACCCACCGATGCTCAGAAGCTCCAGATCTCCGCGTTTCAGGGTCTCCTGTTCTACATCCTCGCCAACCCCATTACGTTCCGCGTGATGGACGGCCTCGTGACGTCTGTCGCGGGTCCCTACACCACCTTCCGTATATTTGAGAACGGCGTGCCCACCGGCTTTGGACTGCTAGTCCATTCTGCCGTCTTTTTCGCGGTGACTCTGGGACTGATGTATATTTAGACCTACCGTGACAAGGTATACAAATGTATCGTGTGTCAAAGATGGGGGTGGTGCATCTCAAACCTACCATCACATACGTGACAAACTTTCTTTGGTGTGGAAACCAGTGTTTGAATCCACACGAAAGGACGTGCCGCACCCTGATCCCTCAGAAAGACGGGTCGGTCAATATTGTCATGTACCCGTATCCCAACGTCCTAGATCGGATTGATCATCGCGAGGAGGTCACGGTGCAGAAGTATGCGGACGGCTCATTCTCCGAGAACAACGATCTGTTTACGCCGACGCAGGCTTCTTCGCAGAAAACCAAGAAGGGCAGCACTTCTTGACCTCCGCTAACGCGACACCCACGACCTTACCCGCCTCGGCCTTCACGAGCTTGACGGCCTCAATGACGTACGGGAGGGACACGTCGCACCACGTGGCCAGCTCCGTCTTCTGCTCCTCGGACAGCGGGGACTCGCGAACGGCCTTCTTCACCTCCTCCACGATGAACTTCGCCTTGTCCTCGTCCGAGCGGTCGGCGAGGATCTCCACCTCGGCGATCTTCTTGATCACAAACTTCAGGAGCTCGGACTTGTTGGCAAAGTCAACGACCACAGCCTTTGCCGCCGCTACAACTTCGGCAGGGACCTCGGGGACGGCGACAGGGACAGGGACGGAAACGGCTTCGGCTTCGGCATCAGACATGGCTCTGTGTTTAATTCTAGGTCTTACAAAACTTTTGATAGAATAACTCATGGAGATCTCTGATATCGTATACCTTGCCTTCGCGACGATCATGGTTGTCGTGGTTCTTCATATTGGAGTGTTCTGGGTGTCCAGGATGATCCAGCCGCCCAAGCCGAAGATTGTGTATGTGGACCGCACGCCCATCCAGGCCATCCAGGAACAGGCTCCTCCTCCCCCTCCCCTCCCCCCGCAGGTCGTTCTTCCTCCCCGTGTAGAGCCCCCTGCTATCCAGGCACCCCCGAGTTCTCAGACAGTGAGTGTCCCTACCTACGCCCCTCTCCCCCTGCCGATCGTCCAGTCCAATAAGTCGGATGCCCAGCTCCCCCCGCCAATTGAGACTCGGGAAACCGATAAGGTCGGATGGTCAGGAGGCAAGTGATTTTGACGGGAGCAGTGTAGGTATACATAGAAGAATGAACCGTCTCAAGACGCTCTACGGATGGGACGCAGGGTTGCGGATGACCCGTCAAGGGAACGTCGCCAATTTTACGTGCAAGGTTCCTCAGACCAGCGGAATGCCGGGATGGTTGTGTCTCACCCGCGACGAGATGTCAAAGCCGGTGGCACTCTGGGTTCCCCGCCGACCCGATGCGACCCCCCAGGTGTTTCGCGTCGTCTGGGACGAGCGGTGTTTTGAAGACACCATTTTGCGTGTTGAATACACCTCCACACATGTGTATATCGCAGATGTGTGGATGTGGAACGGTACTCCCCTATTCAGGACCAAATCGTTTGCTCAGCGGGCCGAGTTTCTCAAGAAGGCGTTTGAGGCTACGTATACTCCCTGTCCGCCGTTTGAGTCCAGGGCAGTGGCACTCCGCGAAACGGCAACGGAGGTGAGGGGGCACGAGTATTACACGGATGCTCTGGGCGAGAAGGGGGTGTACGTAGAAACCAAGCCTGATGTCACGAACAAGTATGAGATTGTGGCTACAGATATCCCGGATGTGTACAAGGTGGCCGACGTGGGGTACCTCCGCGTCAGAACCATGGCCCTCTCAAAGCAGCTACGGGCTCTAGGCAGGGTGTTTACGCTAGAGTGCGTCCAGAACGAAGATGGCACGTGGACCCCGAGAATCTAGTCTCTGTCCAATACAAATGGTTCGTAAGCATACAAAGAAGGTAGCCGGACGCCGCCACCGCCGTTCTCGCACCGCCAAGCGTGGAGGCGGGTACAGCTTCGGAGGCTCCCTCCTCTCGAACGCTGGCGGCCCGAATGCTGGTAACGTACAGTGGAATAATCACATGGGAAGCGACTGCGGTGCCGATCTCCAGGGACGCGGCGGAAACAACCAGGCGGGCGGTCGTCGTCGGCACCGGAAGACGGTAGCGGGACGCCGTCGTCGTAGCCGTCGCGGAGGTTCTCTGGCCCTCCAGCAGCCCCGCACGGGATACACCTTCAACGGGTCCGGCGTTGCCGGAACAGCCGATACGGTCGCCGTTGGAAGTCCAGTAGTTTTTGTTTAAATTCTACTCTAGTATCAATGAAGGCAAACGTGGACACTGCTATTGCATCTCTACTTTTGTTGGTGACCATCGTGTTCCTTATCCAGCGTCGGCTGGGATACCTCGCTGTCTGGCTTGTTCTGATTACGGCGGTGATCGGATACGGCGTGCGTATGCCCCTGGTCGCGGCCGTGACCATCGGAATTGCCACGATTGCTGGAGTGGTCCTTGTTTCTGGCCAGGCCCTGCGTGAGAACTACGAGAATCCCACTGAGAGCGACGAGAAGAAGGACGAGAAGAAGTCCAAGAAGTCTGAGAAGAAGGACCCAGAGCCGCACTCTGACTCCAAGTCCAGCAAGATCGAGGATTCTCACCTGGACGCTGGAACCACCGTTCTGCATGCCTTCCAGAAGCTGAACCCCGAGCAGGTTCTGCAGATGCGTGACGATACGAAGGAGCTGATGGAGACGCAGAAGCAGCTCGTGGAGACGCTCTCGTCCCTGGGACCTCAGGTCCAGCAGGGAGCAGAGCTCGTGGAGAGTTTCAAGGGAATGTTCGGCGGAAATCTAAGCGAGGTTCTGAAGCAGTGAGATGGCTGCCGCGTACTTGAAATACTGGTGGTTGGGATCCGCTGATTTTATGGTGATGAGAGGAAGACGCAGGCCGTGAGCGAGGATCTTCCAGGTGAACAGAGTTGTGCCGAGATTGTAGTGATCTACAACGTCGCTCCAGCTTTTGAAGGCGTTCCACAGAACGTTCAGGGATGATACAGCATACATCATGATTGAAAAGTTGGTGGTTTCCAGTGTTCCGCCCAGGTAAACAAACATGGCAGGGAAGAAGAAGTAGCATCCCCAGAAGAGAACGTGGCCTACTGGCTGGATAAGGAGGTTGGCGTAGACTCCCAGGTATTCCAGGAATCCCGGGGGGTTGACTTTCTTGTCAAGGGCAATGTATTTCCAGACGATATCTGCGGGATCGCAATCAATCATCTTTCTTAGACTCGGCGGTAGGGGCTGCGTCATCTCCTGCTCCTCCAATTAGAATACCCTCGGACGGAAATTCAACCTGGTCAAACGTCTTGGGGTTCAGGTACACCCACTTCTCCGCCGGGGAATCCACCGTCAGTCGCAGGATCGGGGTAGTCACCCGGTTTCCCGAAACCACAAGGTTGTCCAGGGTCTCCGTGCAGTCCACCGTCGTGCCGTCCTCGCGGATGTATCCAACAAACAACCAGGGTGCCACTGCCGGCTCAAAGACGTCGTGAAGCGAGTACCCCTGACCCGCCTCGTTCGTCCACTGAATGACCGTCTTGTCATACTGGTGCAGTCCGTGGGTCTTGCGGATATGGTGGAGAATAACGTCCGCACCTACGCGGTCAAGCTCGTGGTAATCTGAAGCATACTCCGAAACTCCCGTATCCAGGTTCGTCGCCTGCCACGAGATCGTCTCGTATACCGGGGTACGACGAGCATAGCACCGCTCTACAGCCGCGTAGACTCCTACGAGGGCGTAAATGATGTGATTCAATGCGTTCTCGGCCGCACGCTGCATTTTCTATTACAGTTCGGTCAATGTGTAAATTAAAACGCGTGGGTAAAGGCCAGGCGATCAATCTCCAGGCCCATGGCGATGGACGTGGCGAGGGCGGTGATGATGAACGGGGCGGCCATGATGAACCACGCAACGATTCCGAGGTTGAGGCGGCAGAGCAGGTCCAGGATGTAGATCGTGGCACCGCCAAACAGGAGCTTGGTGCCCGCGGTGACAAACGCAAAGTCCGCGACATCAAAGCCGAGCTGGATCGCCAGGAAGAGAGCATAGAGGAGAGCCGGGGGGCACAGGTTCTCAATGAATTTCATTTTCGTGCTTTATGTAGTATACATAAAAAATGGAGAAGGTCGTGGAGTATACTGGAGCGACGAAAGAGGTGGCCGAGGAGGTTCTTCAGCGTTTGGGCGGAGATGTCATTGCGGCCATCGCCGAACTGTCGGTTGCTCCTACAATCTCGGGAACCAAGTTTATTCCCCCTACCCCTAAGGTGGATGCCGGTCACGACGCGGAGACGCTGGAGCGTATTCGCCAGGGGCGTCTGATGGCCGACATGCTCAGCGCCTCACCGAAAAACGACCTCCGCGGAAAGGCAACGCACTACCCCCCGCGGTCGGCATCCGAACCTGTAGGGAAGCAGGCACTGACTGAGACGGAGTCTGGATCTGCGGCTTCGTAACATCGGCCGGCGGAGGATACGCCGTCGCATAATCAATGAGCTTCTTCTCGGCAATCAGGTAATCATCAAATACATTCATCGCATACGTCTGGTCATATGCCTTATTTGAATATTCGGCATACGTCTCAGGATCATCCAGGGCTGTAATCGCATCTGCCCATTCGTCTAGATTCTCATAGGTGCACGCAAACTGGGTCCCGGCAATCCACTCCATCATACCTTCAGTAGATCCCGACAGACGAGCACGGGGATCTGTGCGATCAAACGGTTTGGTGTGGAGAACGGGGATACCGTTGTACATGGACTCAAACGCCACACGCCCCCAGCTTTCGTACATTGACGGAACAAGCATCACCCGAGTGCGGCATAGGATCGTGCGAATGTCGTCCTGGATATTTATCCACTCAATGTTGGCAATGTTTTCGGGGACATTGATCTTATTGTAGTATGGCCGAACCCCCAGGAACTTCTTAGCAGGAAATCGCCGGGCAAGGGCGAGAAAGATCTCAAGTCCCTTGAGAACGTTGGCATTGACCATTGTGATACAGTCCCCAGTGGGAAGGGTACCGCGATCCTGGAACTTGAGTTCGTTCTCAATCATGAGCGGACGAACGCTCTCACACAGCTTGATAGCTGACGATAGGGGCACGGTGTTCATGACATGGTTCTTGTTGTGATCAGAAACAACCCACAGAAGCTCCGTCCACTTTCCGAGGCGGGGGTACTCCGTGACACATTCAGTATTCTCTCCAAAGTGCATAGTGACCAAGATCGGCTTCAGGAACCTTTCGTTCAATTTCCGGACGAACTTGAGGTAAGGGTAATGTGCCGACCACCAGATATTGGCACCGTTCATCTCACGCTCGGAAACACTGTAATGCTTCCAGGGAAGACCACGATAGACTCCCTGCCTCGCCCCTAAAGATTTGCCGACTATCACAAAATTGACGGTGTGTCCACGTTGTTGTAGCTGCTTTGCCATTACAACATCGTGAAAGAATGCCCCACATGGATCGGGCATAAAGTTCGCAAAGAATACGACCTTCATTATTTCTTTACTCCAAGACGGCTTTCTGACGAACAAGACGCGTGGGGTCACCTCCGCGAGCCCAGGTCTGCTGGAAATTGTTCATGTCGCGGAGATCCTCACGGACGCTCGGGATGAGGGGGTCAAACTGCTGGGGGAAGAACTTGTCGGAGACGGTAGAGCACTCCTTGCGGGTGCGGATAGAGGCACTCTGGAGCAGGTGACTCTCCGTGTCCTTGCTGTAGGCCGGGGCACCGCCGCCCATGTTCGGGGTGGTGGCCCACGGGCGGGCAAAGGTCTGCTGGTGTCCCTTGAGACGCTGCGTCCCTGGGTCGCCGAGGGCTAGGCGGGAGTACAGGTCTACGTCGCAACCGCCGGCGGCCGTGTTTCCGAAGTTGCCCGTATAGTTCATCGTGACGAAGGCAGAGGCAAAGTCGGCGACGGGGTCAAAGTTCTGGCACGGCTCGGGCGGCGGGCGGGCGGTGGACAGGTAGTAATCCTGCTGGTTCTGGTTATCGCGGGCGTCGTAGTTCTGCTGCACCGTGTCGTTCTTCTGACGAGTCGGGGCATAAAACCACTGCTGCGGGTTATTTGTCTGGGGTTCCTGGGACGTCATGCTTATTCTTTAAAACGGATAAACTTTTAGAGCTTGAACCCTTTAGATCAACAAGATGTCCGTTCTCTGTCCCTGTGATTGGATTGAGCACGACGAATATGGAAAGTATGTTATTGATATTTACGGACGGACGGACGAGGGCAGTTCGGCGATGCTCAGGGTCCGCGGATTCAAGCCTTATTTCTATGTCGCATCCGAGTACGACTTTGCTACGGAAGATCACGGTATTTCGAAGATCAGCGTCACTCACCTGGAGAAGTATGATGTATTCGCCGGCTTCCAGAACTTTGAGGCCATAAAGGTCCAGAAGGTACAGGTGGACTCCATGAAGGATTACCGTACGGCAACGAAGGTTGCGAAGGACATTCGCCTGTGTGAGACCTGTGAAAATACATGTGAGAAGTGTGGGTGTGATAAAAATACACGAAGCTTTAAGTCTGCGTATACAGTCTACGAGGCCAACCTTCCTCCTCTCCTGCGGTTCTACCATGACCACGAGATTGCCCCGGCGTCTCCGGTAGCATTTGTCGCCGGCCCTCCGATCAAGGGGATGGAGAAGGCCTGGTATGTGGATGTGGCAAACATCAAGAGCAAGCCGAGTGCCGATACGCCCCTGAAGGTGGCGGCCTATGATATTGAGTGCATGTCCGAGAGCGGTCAGTTCCCGGTTCCCGACAAGGATCCGGTGATCCAGATCGGTATCACGACCCGCTGGTCCAACGCCATGACCAAGTCCATTGCTCGCAAGGTGTTTGTGTGGCCGTCTGTGGACAAGTCGGACGATCCGTCGGTGGAGTTCAGGGGGTACAAGACGGAGGCGGATATGATTGAGGGCTTCATGGAGTATGTGCAGCAGGAGGACCCCGATATCATCTGTGGCTATAACACCTACGGCTTCGACGACAAGTTCCTGGCTACTCGGGCCCGGGTATGTGGCATGAAACTGAATCTGGCCCGAGGTCAGATCTGGGGCGACATTCTCCAGAAGAAGACGTTTGATCTGGCGTCGGGGAAGTATGAGGTTGAGTATCTGAAGACTCCGGGCCGTCTGACGATTGATCTCCTGCTCTCCATGCGTCGCGAGCACAACCTGGACTCTTACAAGCTTGATAACGTAGCCTCCACCTTCCTCCGCGACAAGGTTGTCAAGTTTGAAGACAACGTCGTCCACACCAAGACCACCCGTGGACTCTACGCCGGGAACTACGTGTGCTTCGATCTGGTAGGCAATACGATCAATCCCTACCAGGAGGGTCGCAAGTTCCTGGTAAAGTCCCTGACACACAACACATTTACCATCGATGCGGACGGCCTGTTTGGCGATCTCACGGCGGAGGAGAAGAAGACGCTGGAGTGGTCGTTCACCAAGGACGATATTGGGCCGCAGGATATCTTCCGGATGCACCGGGGGACAGCGAAGGACCGGGCGGTGATTGCCAAGTACTGTATCCAGGACTGCGACCTGGTCCTAACCCTGATGTCCAAGCTGGACACTCTCACGAATTCTCGCGGTATGGCGGACGTCTGCTTCGTACCTCTCCAGTTCCTGTTCCTGCGTGGTCAGGGCATCAAGATCTTCTCGCGGGTGGCGTATGAGGCCTCCAAGCGGAACCAGATCCTCCTGACGCAGGAGGCTCTGGATGGGGAGGGGATTGGGTACGAGGGTGCGATCGTCATCTCGCCCAAGATCGGGATGTACCTGGAGACACCCATCGCTGTTCTTGATTTCAACAGTCTGTACCCTTCCTCCATGATCGGCGAGAACCTTTCGCCCGATACGCTGGTGTGCAAGAAGAACTATATCGGCACTAAGTTGGTAGGACCTCCGGAGGGAATGACGGCGGAGCAAATCAAGAACCTCAAGGTGGAAACCCGCGAGGTGTCGTATACCGAGGACGGACAGACGTGTAAGTGCACATACATCAAGGCCACGCCCGACCAGCCTCTCTCCACGGGACTTATCCCCACAGCTCTCCAGATCATGCTGAAGAAGCGTAAGGAGGCCAGGAAGAAGATGGAGGATCCCAAGCTGGACGATGCTCAGAAGTCGGTGTACAATGGTCTTCAGCTGGCCTACAAGGTGGTCGCCAACTCTATCTACGGCCAGCTGGGGTCACGGACCTCGCCGATCCGCAAGATGTGCATTGCCGCATGCACCACGGCCGTGGGTAGGCGGTCCCTGCTGTTTGCCAAGTCTACAGTGGAGGCCGACGGAGCAGAGGTGGTGTATGGCGACACGGATTCCATCTTCGTGAAGTTCCCGGGTAAGGATCTGCCCGGTGCGATTGCTGCAGGGCAGGAAGCGGCCAAGAAGATCACGGCGGGATGCCCTCACTCAGCGTTCGTCATCGGGTACGAGAAGACGTTCTACCCGTTCATTCTGTTCTGTCGCAAGCGGTATGTCGGGATGAAGTACGAGGAGGATCCCACGAAGTGTAAGCGTGCGTCCATGGGTATCGTCCTGCGTCGTCGGGACAACGCACCTATTGTGAAGGACGTGTATGGCGGTGCCCTAGACATTATCCTGGAACAGAAGGATATCGGGAAGGCAGCGGAGTTTGTGAAGACCATGCTCGTGAAGGTGTTGAAGGCAGAGTTGCCGATTGATAAGTTTGCGATCACGAAGCAGTTGCGTGACGATTACAAGGCGATGGCAAAGAATTATTCCGGTTCTGCCACGATTCCTGCTCACCGGATCCTGGCGAACAGGATGACGGCCAGGGATCCTGGAAATGCTCCATCCGTAGGCGAGCGTCTACAGTATGTCTACATCCAGACCGACAAGAAGCTCCAGGCTGATAAGATTGAGACAATTGACTTTGTCCAGAAGAACAATCTGAAGCTGGACTCCCAGTTCTACATTACGAACCAGATCCAGAACCCTGTGGCTCAGCTGTTCGCCCTCTGTATTGAGAGCCTGCCGGGGTACCGCGAGCCTAGGCCAACCTACAAGTCCATGTACGACGGGATGATTGCCGACGGAGTGGAAGACGAGGAGGCTACCCTAGGGGTTCTCAAGCATAAGGAGAAGCAGCTGGATTCCCTGCTATTCATGAAAGCAGACTACATCCTGAGGGCTCAGGGCAAGGCTGTTCAGTCAAACCTGGATAACTGGTTTAAAAAGAAGTAAGATCGTCATACAAGTATCCAAATGAGCCAGCAAATGATTGATCTCCTTGGAGACATTGCTTACGCCCGGTCAGCTTTTTACCGTCGGCACTCGGTCATCCCGTACAATCTGATGCGTATGTTCCTAGCAAATGAGGAGAGGATGCTCTCACTCCTGACCCAGTTCTCTACTATTCAGGCTGCTCCTCGTGCACGGACCCCGCTCGCTCCGCTGGGACAGGGGTTTGACATTCCTCTCAATCTCGCTGAACTGATTTTTGGTCGCGGTGCGTTTGTGGGGCTCGGACAGGGGCAGAACCAGAACCAGAACAATTTCTGGGATGCGGTGACAGTGGGTCTGACGACTGAGCAGTTCACTGCTGCCACACGAGGCTATGAGAATCCGCCCGAAGCTGCAGAGCAGGATCAGTGCTGTATTTGCCAGGAGGGCATTACGACAGAAGCGGCCATTCATACTCTGTGCCCCGGACCCGCATTGGGCGACGGAGTCACTTCCACCAATCATCACGCCCTGCATCGCCGGTGTGCCCAGTCATGGTTTGCCATCAGTACGCGTTGCCCGGTTTGCCGGGCAGATTTACGAACACTGAACCAAACTAATACAAATGCAGTCCCAGTCCCCGGTGGCGAACCTGCAGCAGCCGCTGGTGGTAGTGTGCACCCCAACGTATAACCGCCGTTTCTGCCTTGATTTCTCCGTGGAGTGTTTCAAGCGTCAGGAGTACCCCAACCTTCACTGGATTATCGTTGATAACTCGGACGATCCGGAGAAGGACTGGTCGCCTATTCAGCAGAAGGAGGGGATCAAGGTGACTTACCACCATATCAAGGATCGCAAGCCGGTAGGGTTTCTCCGCAACGTCTGTCTCAAGGAGGCTCTCAAGCTGTCTCCTGAGTTCATCGCCTTCTGGGACGATGACGATTTCTATATGCCCCAGCGGATCCGAGTATCGGTGGAGGCCCTGCAGAAGAGCCCCCAGCACGACATTATTGGGTGTGCGGTCATGACCGTGTTCCTGACCCGCGAGAACGTCTTGATGGACGTGGGCCCTTACGGTCACAACCACGCGACGGCTGCTACCTACCTCTTCCGTGCCAAGTGTGCGGAGACTCGTTACTTCCTGGAGACGGCCAATAAGGCAGAAGAGGGCACGTTTACTCGCGACTGGACCCTGGAGATGATCATGCTGCCCGCCACCGATATTCTGCTCGTGATTGGTCACGCACACAATACGGTCAATAAGAGCGAGATCTTTGAGGACCAGCGGAAGTTCGGTGGTCGTATTTACAATTCGGACAACGCCAAGAACGTTGTGCGGTACCAGTGGGTCAAAGATCCCAGTATGTGGACTGTGCTCCGTAAAACGTTTCTTGATGCTTGAATAGATCGGCGATAACGTCCCCGGTCACAGGGACTTGTTTCAGTGTATCCGACTGGCCATACTGAAATCGGTTCATCAATCTACGCACATCGTGCTGGCATTCTTTGACGATGGTCTGGAATTCTGTATACGGCGTGGGCGTATACTTCTGTAAATTTTCGTAGAGGTCTCTCGTATTCAAGGGCATACACCGATGGATAATCACGTGTTCGGTAGCTCGTTTGAAAATCACGGGGACTTCGTTGGAGGTGCACACAATAGGGACAACCCGTTTGGGATCCTTGATCCATTCCAGAACCTTTCGTTGGGCATGCGGATCGCTACCATCAATCTCGTCCAGGATGACGCAGGTTTTGCGGGGGTTCGTAGTATACTTCACAAACGAAGTGAAGGTGACAGGGGCCATGCACGAATCACGCAGGGTCATGACATCTTCGTGGGATCGCAGGGAACGGGAGGCGTTGATTTCCAGGGGTTCGTATCCTAGGGTGCGAGCGGATGTCAGAGCCAGGGTCGTTTTTCCAATTCCGGGAGAACCGCAGATGAGGACACATTGTGAAGGAGTGTTTGCACGGAGATAGAGGGAAAGAACCTTCTTGGCTTCGGTGTGACCAATAATATCGTCAAAGGATTGCGGACGGTAGGTCTCTGACAGCATTACACTGTTATCCAACTACTTGCAAAATCCTTTCCACCCGGTTCCGCACGATTTGGCAATCTCGCATTCGTGTCCCTCGTAATTCTTAGGATTGAACGGATTGCACTGAGTTTCGTATGAAGGATTGCAGTTCTCGCCATCAAATGTCCAGAGATCAGGGCACGGGTTCAATTTGAGGGCCCGCTTCACGTAGATCACGGGCTGGAGCTTGTCAAGGTAGATGTAGGCAAATAGGGCAAAGACTCCCGTGGTGATCAGGACAACAAATAGGTCCTTGAACAGACCATTTAAAAATCGGAACGTGTCCGCACACCCCGCTGGAGCAAACTGGGGGCTCAGCCAGTTGGTGAACGGGCCAGTGAACACCTGCTTGAAATACGATGCGTAGCACGAGAGCGTAGACATTCTCTTCTATTTATTAACAAGAGTATAATGAGTGTTGAAGCAGCCCGACACGTCTGCAATACCTATTATACGACTACGCTCAATCCTATCGTCCAGCACCACGTGGACTCTTACAATGATTTCGTAGAGCGTCGTATCCCCCTCTTCCTGAAAGCGTCCAACCCTATCCGCCTTGTCCTGGGCGACGGACGCGAGATCCGAGTATTCATTGGCGGCAAGACTGGCGAGGTTTTGGGGTACCGCCCTCCCCTGGACGAACTGGAGTATGCCGTGATGCCCAATACGTGCCGCACGGAGAACAAGACGTATGCCCTGGACTGCCTGGCGGATATTGATGTGGAGTACCAGATCGGAGACGATATGGAAACCACCAAGTTCGAAAAGGTTCCGGTAGCCCGTATCCCCCTCATGCTGCGGTCCAAGTTCTGCCACCTCTCGGCTCTGACCCCCGAAGAATCGTATGCCCAAGGTGAAGACTACCATGAGCTGGGAGGATACTTTGTGATTGACGGGTCCGAGCGTGTCTTGCTGTCCCAGGAACGGCTGGGCAACAATATCTTCTACGCTGGTTCCAGGAACATCGTGTCGGTGACAGAAGAAGAGCAGGCAGGAGGCAAGACGGAAGAGAAGGGCGAGGAGCGGGAGTATTATGCGGGTTTCCGGGCAATCTCTGACGACGGAGCCCGTGGTCCCTGGTCGCATTACCTGGTGATTCCTCCAGCCAAGCGTGAAGTGTCCCTGGCAGAAATTGATGCTCGGGCCGGAACCAAGAACGCCATCAAGGATTACGGATCAACGCGTGTTCGCGGTATGCCCGTAGTGACTCTGCCCGGATTCAAGATCCCGGTCCCTATCATCAGTATTTTCCACCTCCTGGGACTGACAACCGACAAGGAGATCTATGACACGATGCTGGTGGGCGTGCCCGAGACAGACCGCACGGTGTATGACGATATTTTCATGCAGCTGATTCTTGGTCACGTTGTGGAGTCCGATATGGATGTCCTGCGGGTGGCCACCAAGACGCGGACGCAGGAGGAAGTTTTCTACAATCTGCAGGTCATGCTGTTTCCGAATATTGAGGACGAAGATGTGGGTGCACTGTACCGCCGCAAGGCATATGCCCTGGGACATCTCCTGAAGCTAGCGGTCGAGAATGCCATCGGGATCCGTGAACCGTCGGACCGCGACCATTTCCGGTTCAAGCGTTTCGATGTATCCGGTGACCTGTGCTTCCAGGAATTTACCCGGGTGTACAAGGAGGTGGCAAAGGCGATGAAACTTGCGATGGATACTCGCGTCCACTTCGAGGAGCGAACGTACGCCGGCAAGAACCTGGCCACCCTCCTCCAGCGTGAGAATATCGGGTACTACTGGAAGATGAACACGTTCCTCAATGATCTCTCGAAATCCTTCAAGGGCAAGTGGGGAAACAAGGACGGAGTCTCGCAGATCCTGAGTCGTTTTTCTACTCTAGGTACCGTATCCATGCTTCGTAGGTCTATCCTACAGATGGATCCTTCCGTCAAGGCTCTGGGGGCCCGCCGCTTGCACGGAAGTTCGTGGGGGTACACCTGCCCCTCCGACGTCCCCGACGGTCGCAACGTCGGCATGACCAAGCATTTCTCTCTCCTGACCTTTGTGTCTACCCAGGGAAGTGCCGGGGAACTCAAGGCGAAACTGGTCGCAAGTCCCAACTTCCAGCGTATTGCCTCTGTCCACCCCGCACGGTGGGATCCCAAGTGGACTCGGGTGTCGGTCAACGGAGAACTGTTTGGCGTTATGGGTGCAGGAGTTCCCGACATGTATGCGGATCTCATCAAGTATCGTCGCGAGCACCCAGGGATCTCGGTCGCATGGAACCGTACGGACAATGAACTCATGCTGTACTCCGATGCCGGCCGCCCCTGCCGCCCGGTATATCGTCCGGGAACAACCCCCGATGCCGTTCTATCCAAGAAGACATGGGCAGAGCTGGCGGACGTGTTTGATTTCGTGGATGCAGATGAGACAGATACTCTAAAGATTTCTATGGCTCCGTTCTCCAAGACCGAACCATCTGAGATCCACGGAATATTCATGCTGTCTCCCCTCTCTGCGGTCATCCCTTTTGCCGATCATAACCCCTCTCCCCGCGTCGCCTTCTCATGTGCCCAGTCCCGCCAGGGTGCCTCATGGTACCACTCCAATTTCAATAAGCGGTTCGATACCATTACCCTCATTCTGAACACTCCTCAGCGTCCGATCTGCGAGACGTGGATGTACCCTCACGTCCTGGGTCGCGGAGGATGCTTGCCGTACGGCTTCAACGCTATCGTGGCTATCTCCATGTATTCTGGCTATAACCAGGAAGACTCAGTCATCCTGAATGCTGGTGCCATGAAGCGTGGAATGTTTGGCACGACGTATTACCACTCGTACAATGTCCTGGAAGAGATGGTCAACGAGGCCGAGGGAACACATACCATATTCGGCAACCCTGCAAAGAAGGGCCTCAAGTTGAAGACGGACAAGGACTATTCCAAGCTGGACGATAACGGCATCATTCGGCTGGGATCCGAGGTAAACGACGATACGGTCTTGGTGGGTGTGATTTCCGGGGAGAGCGATAAGTCGGAAGTGGCCAAGCGTGGACAGCGGGGTCGGGTGGACGGGATTCAGATGTTTACCACGACCCGCGGAACTGGAAAGTCCAAGATTACTCTGAACGGCGTCAAGATCAGGGTAGCGGAGATGCGGACTCCTATTCTGGGCGACAAGTTCAGTTCCCGTGCGGGGCAGAAGGGAACGGTAGGAATGATCATGCAGGAGTCTGATCTCCCCTTCACGGCCAAGGGACTGCGACCCGATATTATCCTCAATCCTCACGCCATGCCAAGCCGCATGACAACGGGGCAGATGCTGGAATCTATGTCTACCCGTGCAGGTGTATCTCTGGGATCTATCATTGATGCGACTCCGTTCACTGCTCGCGACCAGATTACTGAATACCGTGAACTCCTCCGCAAGGTAGGGCTGGAACCTAACGGCTCGGAGATCATGTACAACGGCCGGACAGGCGAAATGATGGAGATGGAGATTTTCGTGGGACCCACTTACTACATCCGCTCCAAGCTGATGGTGGAAGACAAGATCAATTACCGCGACACGGGTGCCAAGACTTTGCTCACCCATCAGCCTCTGGAAGGTCGGTCCGCCGGAGGTGGTTTGCGTATCGGAGAAATGGAGCGTGATGCCCTCATAGCCCACGGCGTTTCGGGGTTCATTGAAGAGTCGTTCATGAAGCGGTCCGACGAGCACGAGGTCATCTTCCAGAAGGAAACGGGACTGCTGGATAGCACTGGAGAGGGCGAAGTCGGAGTTTTACGGATGCCCTACGCAATGTCCCTCTATGTCAAGGAGCTTGAATCAATGCATATTCGTACAAATATTATGAGTTAATACTAATGGGAAACTCGGCAGCAAAACCATCAGCTGCTGCCTCGTCGCCAGCTGTACAGTCAACCCCCGCAGAAAAGACGCCAATGCTCCCTGCAGCGGCAACTGCACCGCTTGAGGTCGGAAAGACATTGCGCGATACCACCCTGCGATCGGCAGTGTTTGGAAGGAAGGATGTTCAGATGACTTCTTACAAGAACGGACAGGTCACACTTGCCGCACCTGTAGATAAGGCAAAGTTCGATGAGTACATGTGGGTTCTTCACACTATGGCCCAGCTTGCTCGTTTAATCTATTCAGACGCTGGTCTTATTCGCGAAGTCCTCCTGTCTCCGCAGTTCGGAGTAGACAACAATACTGCTGTGAATAATCTAATTACCTCGCTGGATAAGAAGTATGCGGTTGAGAAGAAGACGAAATCTGAATTGCCTGGATCTATTGAAGGCCGACCTCCTCAATCCTATGTTCTTCAGGAGGGAAAGGGAACCGAGTTTGCTCGCTATATTTCTAGCCCTTCGGATGTGACGTTCATGTTTCTGGATAAGAGTAAGTTAAAGGCACCTTTTTTCCAGTCGGGGGATGTTGTCCTGGTCTTCAAGGGGTCAAGCACTGTCAAGAATTTCAAGCACGATCTTTATTCACAGGTAAAGATCCCCAAAGATATTTCTGATGTATTCACGAACATTCCAAAGACGGGGGATCGCAAGAATCTTGTTCCGCCTGGATTTATTGATCCTCTCCTGAAGAACTGGAGTCTTGTCCTGCAGGGAATCAAGGATTTCAAGGCGCAGCGTCTATTTATTACCGGACAGTCTCTCGGAGGAGCGTACGCAACCCTGACGTCGTTTGTGCTTGGTTTGACAAAGCCCGCTGGCGTACAGCAGATTCACTTAGTAACATTTGGATCTCCCACGATCGCGGGAGACGGCGCCCGCAATACATTCAACGAACTCCTTGATTCGGGGTATATGACTCTAGATCGAGTCGTATCGTACGGCAATAAGTCGCAGTTAGCCGATATTATACCAAGTCTACCGATCGGCTTTTCCCATCCTGGTTTCCAGCCATTGAAGACTGAGCTGTATCCCGAACTCAAAACTGGCCGAGCATACAATCTAGATACAATCCGCAAGGTGTTTACCGGAGGAGCATTTGGAATCGGAAAAGAGAAGACGGCGTATGAAGGTATGACGATAACTCATATGCCGAACCGTATGGTAATTCCTGCGAAGGACATACGCACACAGGCATTTGCTCATGGCGAATACTTTGATATGACATATCTCGGAGTTCTTCGTCTACCTGGACTGAAGAATCCCGGATTCAAAGATTCTGCCGGAGGCCGGCATACGTTTGTTGCAGGGTTCAACGATGCTGGAATTGATTTCAAGTACGTAGATTCTCAGGATACAACTGTTTCAGAGGATCCCAGTCCAGGAGATGGGGATTTTACGAGTCTTGCGAAGGATGTGCCCGCAAAGGGCGGACGGAGAACTCGCAGGAAGAGGAAACTGGTTCGCCGCCGCCGGACTCTCAGAAAATTGTAGAGGTTTAAGAGTATGACGGGTGATACAGGTAAGAAGATGTACGTCATCAAACGCGATGGACGGCAGGAAGAGGTCTCGTTTGATAAGGTACTTCATCGGATTCAGAAGTTGGCTGTTGGGCTGGGCCATGTGAATCCGGCACTTGTAGCCCAGAAGGTTTGTTCCCAGATCCAGGACGGTATCAAGACGTCAGAGCTGGATGAGTTTGCGGCAGAGACAGCCGCCATGATGGTGGGTCGTGCCCACCCCAATTACGGCAAGTTGGCGGCCCGTATTGTGATTGATAACCATCACAAGAATACCCCAGCGACGTTCCAGGAGTGTGCCGAAATTCTGTGTGCCCAGGGGATTGTCTCGCAAAAGGTCTGCGAGGTCTCACGGATGAAGGGCATCCAGGAGATGATTGATTACGAGCGTGACTTTGAGCTCTTTGATTACTTTGGGTTCAAGACGCTG